ATCATCATCTTCGGGGTCGTCTGAGTCGGCAATTTTGATTCCTTCAAAATGTTCGTCTTTTCCATAAATGACTGTGATTGTTTCTTCATCTTCAATTATTTCTTTAATGTGTCTTTTTTCTTTTGATTTTTTCATAATACTTTTTTCTAGTTGAGTTTCTTAAATTTACTATTCATTAATAATTTCTTCTTCGACATCTTCTTTCATTCCTCCTCCCTCTATAATAGTGTCAACGGTTGCCATATTTAATTGCATAAATAAATTATCTCCATTTTCAACTACATTCATATTTTCTTTTTGTCTAATCTCATTGATTGACATAGCTCCTATATTTAACATTGTTCTATAATACTCAGCTCGTTCTTTAGCACTTCCTCTTAATAAAGCATTTGTATTAAATTCAATGAATAATTTTCCTTTTTCATTTTTCTTAAATAACTTATTTGTCATCTCTTGCTCAATCATAACCAAATAAGGCATCAAACTATATTGTACAAATTCGCGGCTCTGTTCTTGAATATTATTAAATGAACTTTTTGATAAATCTCGTAATAAGTGAGGAGGTACAGAAAATATTCTCGCTATCTCTTCGATTGAAAATTGTCTTGACGCTAAAAACTGACTAGCCTCATTTGATAAAGAAATTGGAGTAAATTTAAGACCCTCCTCCAAAATTAAAGTTTTATTTGCATCTCCTATTTGTGAGTAATTCATATCAAAGGAATTACGCAGTCTGTCGATGGCTTCGGTTGAAAGTTGTCTATCGGTCTGAAGGACTCCACTTACTTTTGCTCCATTTTGAAAGTATGAATTTCCGTATTGTTGTAATCCTAATCCCCACGATATTGCATTAGCACAAGTATCAATCGGAGAAAGTCCTATCATCCCATCAACACTCAGTATTTTGAAGTGAAGCATATCATCATAATCTAAAGCTTCTCCCGTATCTGAATTGTGATAATAATATTTTTCATCTAACTCTCTAATTTCAATATCAGTCCATAACATTGTCTCCAATGAAATAGGTCTCCCAGAACCATTTCTAACGATTCTAACATACGAATTACCACTTATACACAAATCATACATTATCTTCTGCATAAAGGTGTAAGAAGTCATGTATTCATTTGGTTTGTTATGAACCAAACTATACAAGAAATGGTCTCCTCTTACTATCTTATCTCCATTCTCTTGTTTTTCATGTATTGTAATTGGAAGTTGAGCAACCGATTCAGATAGAATTCTAATTGCTGCCCATACTGCTGAAAATGTTAATGCGGTGTTTGAATTAACTTGTATTCCACTTCCACTCAGGGAAGAAAAGTTTTTGGGGTCAATATAACCACCCGCTCTTTTTTCAGTATTAAATATATTACGAAAGTAATCTAAGATTGCCATAAAGTTGTAAGAATTTTTGCAATGATACGAAATGAATTATCATTAATCCGAAACTCAGTTTCATTTTTTTAATTTTCTATTCATTACCACTCTAAAACTATCGTATGAAGAATATTTCCTTTTTCCGAAATACGATTCATATTCCTTTTCAGTTTCCTCGTATGCTTTAATATAGGTTTTCGTAATTTTACAATTTGAATGAAATTTCTCTTGAAAACCTCTTGCACTTAACAACACTAATATTTCAATTTTTATAGTCATATTATAATACTATTAATCCTCTGTCATTATATATAGAATCTCCCTCAGACTCATCGGTAAGAAACTCACCCAAACTCATTACAAGAGCCACAATTCCATCAACTTTTTCACTTGATTTAGCTTTGTCAACTTTTATGTTTTCCGCTGGGTCAGTCCGTAAAGATACATTTTGCATTTGCCATCTTAAAACAGGATTTCCTAAATGATTTAATTTATTTTTCAATACTAATTTTTCTAACTCTTTCGTAGGAGCACTCATACTAGCGTATCCCTGTCCAAACGGAGAGAGGGTAGCCCCATCGTCAGCAAGATTTATTACAAGCTGCGAACTATTCCAACGGTCAAAAGCAATTGATTTGATATTATACTTTCCTCCTAATTCATTAACCTTTGCTCTAATGAAATCATAATCCTGTACATCTCCTGGAGTTGTAATAATGTGTCCCTCTTGTTCCCATTGATTGTACGGAACTTTATCTTTCATCGTTCTTGTGTAAATATTATCAGCCGGACAAAAGAAAAAAGGTAATACAATAAAGGTTTCATCAAAAGGAAATAATAATACAAAACTCGATAAATCTTTAGTCGAAGCTAAATCTAATCCACCCCAACATTCACGACCCTCAAGCATTTTAATATCAAAGTCCGCACTATTTTCTAACCATTTTGAGTCGGATATCCACTTTGTGATTGATGTTGTCCAAATGTTTAAATGAAGTCGTTTAAATGAATTTTGATAGCTTACAATTTCAGTAGCTTTTTTACTTTCCTTTTTGAAGTAATCTTTTTTAATACTTTTTCCATAATTCGGATTTGCTTTTATCCATGTTTCTTCTAAGGTAATATCATCTTCCTCATCAGCTGCATAAATAACAGGTAAAAACGATTCGTCATCAATTAAACCATCCCTCACTTTCATTGCATAATCATGTACCTCCCAACAAATATTCCCATCAGTCTTTGAACTCCCCGCAGTTGTAATTGCTAAGATAATTGGCTGTGTCCTTGCCCCTGTACTCGTTACCATCGTATCCCAAAGCTCCCTCGTGGGCTGGGTGTGCAATTCATCGAATAGGATAGCATGAGCATTATGTCCGTGTTGAAGTTTTGCATCCGAACTCAACACTTTATATGTATTTCCCTTTTGAGGATTAATTATTGAATTACGATATAATTTAGCTCTTTGAAATAATTGAGGACTCATCTCCACCATTGACCTTGCTATGTTAAAAATAATACTAGCTTGATTTCTATCCCCCGCACAACTAAACACCTCAGCACCTAATTCTGAATCAGCAAACAAAATGTAAAGTGCTATTGCAGCCCCTAATGTACTATTACCATTTTTACGAGGTATACAACAATAGATTTGTCTATATTTTCTAAGTCCTGTTTCAGTTTCTTTCCAACCAAACATCGGTCGAATTAAATCTTCTTTTTGCCATTCTTCAAGTATCAAAAGTTTACCTGTCAATTCTCCCTTACAATGTCGTATCATCGTTTCAATAAAGGACACAGCTCTATCAGCTTCCTTTTCATCAAAGTAAAATTTCTCTTTAGTCAAAGAAGTTGTATTCATTATTTTGTTGTATGAAATTTGGCTGTTGTATGGAGGTTCTTGCCGATGGTGTAAAACCAAATTGTGTAGCTAATTTTAAAGCCCTATCCAAAGCATCATTTGCTATTTTTTGAAATGGTACTGATTGTGTATGTTTAATTGTTCCATCGGGATTTTTAAATATTTGTATTCTTCCTTTTTCTCTTAACATCATTTCGGTTTCAATATGTAAAGCCATAGCGTTACAATATGCCTCAATCAATCTCAAATCTATTTGATGTAGCATTCTTTTATTATACAACTCCCCACACACTTTGAGCCATTCCTCTTGTCCTATTTCAGTAAGCCAAGTCGGAGGGATAGGTATTGAGGGTACTAAAGAAACGGTCATTTCATTTTCTAAAATTCGTTCTCCTTTCAAAGTTCCCTGGAGCTCTTTTATTTTTGTAGGTGTTTTTTTTCTTCCTCTTCCCATTTTTTCAAATTATCCAAAAGTTTGTTTTTTCTCACATTCTTAAAAATTGATATTTCAATTTGTGATGATAGATACATCCCGAGTGCTATTCCTAATATTATTGCTACGACACCCCCAAACATTCTTCCGGTATATTTAATGCTTCAATTATTGCAAACTCAAAAACTTTAGATTCATTATCATATCCTAAAATCTTTTCCATTCTTTCTTTCAAATCTTTCCACCTTTCAAATGTCTCTTGACTAACTTTTAATTTAACTTCGTGAGAAAAATCATCATCTCCAAAAGTATCAACTCCCTCTGTGTTTCCAAATTCATTGAAATCAAAATTTACTAAATCAGACATATTTGTAATTTCATCTTTTGAGTATGGCATTGTATTTACTAAATCATCAATCGGAAATTCTTTTGCAAGAGTGGTAATCAACTCAGCTAATTTTATACTATCAGATTCAAATTTAGTTTCATTTGTTTCAATTGCAATTCTTTGTGCCTCTCCCAAAGTCATTTTACCAAAATTATAGACATGAGCTTTTTTCAGCTTCAAAATCTTCATTACATCCAATCTATGATTTCCATTTACAACTTCATAAAAGCCAGTATCTAATTCTCTAATCAATAAGTTTTCTACTTGACCATTTCGTTTGAAATTATTAATCAACTTTTCAGTTTGACCCTCATTTTCTTCTTTGTAATTCCAATTTGCTTTTACAAGTTTTTTTAATTCAATATCATTCCATCCTTTTTTCATTTGTTCATTTTTTTAACAGGTTCATAATTATAATAACGGTTGTTTATATATTCATTCAATCTACTATATGCAATTGCACTAAGGCAATTATGTAAATAATATGAAGTCATAGATACATTCTCTCTGTACTTAAAAATATGGTCTTTCATTTCATTCGCATAAGTTTCCCATCCGAGAGAATTTGTTCTTATTTGTTTTAATTTTTTTAATGAAAAGTAATATCCATTTCCATACTTCCCCGAACTTATCCAGGAAGTAGAATCACAAGAGTAATATCCTTTTTGTTCCATTAAACTTTGTTGAGTACATCCAAGTAAATGAATTTTAATATTTGGATTAATAGAGTTAGCTATTGAAATAAGTTGTTTAACAGCGTTTTTAAGTGTTTTACGACCCTTTAATACTATTCTAAGCTCAGGTATCGATATAGCTATATACGGGTATTTTTCACAAAGTTTTCTAAAACCCTCCTCCTTTTCCTCTACATGCCATACATAAATCGTTTTTTCTATTGGATATTCCTTTTCAAAGATAGCACGAAATCTCTTTAATGCCTGTAATCCTAATACTTTGTGTACATCCATCTCTACAATGTAATCTTGATATCCTATTTTTTTTAAATCTCCGAGATATTTATAAGTGTATTCAAGTAAATCTTTCTCAGTATAAGTCTTATGACTACCCGCTCCGAACATCATAGTAAATAATCCCGAGTCCATTATCCATGAACCACCTTTTTTTCTAGTTTTTTCATACCAATACACCCACTCTTTTTTGAAACCCTTTTGATGTTCGTAATATGTAGTTAGAAAATTAGAATGATTTGATAGGTATAACACCTCAGACCAATTTTTATCATTTGCTCCCGCTAAAAATAGCTTCATCTTTCAATTCTTGCACCCCCTAAATTGTCTTCTAATACCTCAACCCAATTTATAGTGCTGTCTAAATTAATAATCTCCTCAGCAATTGACTCACAACTCTTACTTCCAAAGTTATGATATGTATAATTACCCACTGAAGTTTCGTATTTCTCTTTCAAATAATTTTGATACAATTGTTGTTGTAAAAATATCTCTTTCTCTCTATTGTTATGATTCACACCTTGACAAATTCTTATTCTAAAAAGATGCCGATGGTCGTATGATAGAAATTGAACATCCTCAGGTCCGTTTGGCCATGAGTGGTGTCCCTCTATATCAAAGACTAAGATGATAAATTTCTTTTTTGCAAATAGTTTTCCCATTAAATTGATATGTTCTCCAATCATTTACTGTTATGTATTTGTAATATTTCATTTCTAGCCTTTTCATCCTCCTTAAATACACCTACCATCTTACTTGTAGTAGTCCATGTATCATGTTTTTTAACTCCCCTCATCTCCATACACATGTGCTTTGCTTTTATTATTACAGCAACACCTAATGGCTCTAACTCTTTAACTAAGAACTTAGCTACCTGTGTTGTAATTCGTTCTTGATTTTGTAATTGTCTTGAAAAAGTTTCTAAAGTTCTAGCCAATTTACTCAATCCCACGATCCGTTTATTTGGTATGTATGCAATAGTAGCTTCTCCAAAAAATGGTGCTATGTGATGTTCACATAATGAATGAAAAGGGATGTTTGATTGAACAATCATTTCGTCATATCCCTCACTTTCAAATGTAGTACAATTCCAAATCGGTGGATTAAGGAATTCATTGAAGAATTTAATAAATCTTTTTGGAGTTTCAACCAAACCCTCACGATTACAATCCTCTCCAAAGTATTCCAATAATCGCACCACATTTTCTTCTACCTCTTTTTCTCCCGATTCTTCCCACGGAAACTCTAACCAAGTATTTTGATGTTCAAACTTCTTATTAAATAAGAAACAAAATTCTTTGTCGGGATATTTTTCTACCCATTTATTGTATGTAGCTCCACTATCGTATAAATCATCTACAATGATATTTGCCTCCTCAGGAGTATCAACTGCTAGTCCTGTTAATCCCGCTATTATTTGACCGCCACGAGGTATCCCGTATATTTTATCATTTTTATTATCTAATGCATCTTTCATGGCATCTATTTTTAAATAGATTTCCTCCCATGTTATTTT